TTATCTCCTTATAAAGTGTGGGGGCTATTAACCCCCACTAAAGTTATTAGTCTGTGTAACTAATTCCAGGTGTACGAGTTATCTTAATAGCTTTTAAGTGTATGGCAGAGTCTGCATTTGTACTTAAAATACTTAAATAAGGAACTACCACATCACCAGAATCAAAACTAAATACTTTTGTTGTACTTGGTGCAGCTAAAGTCCCTGCACTCATAACAGCCGCACCAATATGAGCGAATGTTACAACACCAGCAGACGTTACAGTAACTTGGAATCTATGATTACCACTTGCTGCGGTTGCTTGAGTTGAGTCCACATGAGCGGTTGTGCCATCATTAAGTCTAGTTGATATTTGAACATCATCTGCTGATAGAACACCAAAAGCTACATAGTCCGTATAAACAGCATCACCTGATGCTGCGGCTATAATAGGCTGATGTCCTGTTTGAAACTCTTCTGCTTTTCTAAATCCGATTGCAACACAATCTTGGTCAGTAAAGTCAGCACTGTTAAATGTTGCATCAAAAACCAATCCATGTGTACCAATAGTACATGAAGCGTTTCCACCATGCTGGGAGCCACCAAATATAAGTTCCATACCTGTGTTATCGCCTGTTGCAGCGTCACCTTGAAGGTTTAAACCTGCGGATGTGCCATTTGTATCTGTCGTTGGAATTGTGCCTTCTACCATAAAACCACCTGCCACAACAGTATGAGCTCCAATTATGCTTCCTTGAACTGGTGTTATTTGACCATTTTTTCCCGGAAAAAGCATACTGAATAATTCACCATCAGCCATAACTCCATCAGCACCACCTGCTCCTGTAAGATTTGAAACAATAGGAGTTGGACATGAAATGTAATCCCAATCTATAATGTTTTCTGGTGTTAATCTTGTTAAAGCACCAGCTACTCCTAAAGTGCTTGATAAAGTAGCTGCTCCGGTAACACCAAGAGTACCACTAAATGAAGTATTTCCGCTTGAATCTATTGTAGCTGTGCTTGTTTCTACGCCTGTAGTATCAGCGGTGTTAAAAACGGTAATTCCAGTTTCGGATCGGACATTACCCTTAAAAGTTGTATTAGCCATGTAAAATCTCCTATCTTGGCAAATGTCAGTCATATTATATGACTGTTAGGTTATTTCAGTATACACAAAAAAAGGTGACACGCAAGTGTCACCTTTTTAGAGAGTAATTAATTTTAATTAAACTCCTGGAGATCCAAACACACATCTTGGGTCTGAAACACCAAAGCTATAACGCTCACGAGCCTTATATCTTACATTGCCTGTATCAAAGTCACCTTCCATACTTGTAGCAATAGAAGCTCTTTCAAAATGTTTGAAGCCGTTAGGGGCATCAGTTTTAATGAAAAACGCATCTGTGTCAGTTAAGAAGTGGTTAATAACGTAGCCTTGAGGTAACATTCCCATGTTGCTCATTGCATTTACGTCATTATCTGCTGTTCCAGGACGTAGAGTAGACTTCATTAACCTTTCAGCAACAAACTGTAGTGCTGGTGGGATAATCATCTTCGTTCCTTTAAGAGCAATTTTTAGTCCTCTTTCGTCAATAAAAGCTGCTATATCAATCAATGACTGTTCTAAAGAAGTTTCGTTTAAGTCAGCAGAGCTAGTTAACTCGTTTTTAAAGTTTCCACCTGCTGACGTTGGATGATCAGTAGCACAAAGCTCCTTACCATCACCAAACGTAAAGTTACTGTCGAACGCATTGTTTAAAACAGAAGCGGCTTTTACTTGCTTAGTATTAGACATAGAACGAGCTAACGCACGAGTGTAACGAGAACTAAGTTTGTCATAAAGGTTATCCTCTACAGCTTCCTCAGTAATCGCAAACGCTAATGCGATTGTTTCATGTGTATACCTTGCAGTGAAAGACTCATTTGCCATATCAAAAGAAACGGCAGCACCTTCTGCTTTTTCAGGTGCTGTTCCAAAGCCTGACAGCATTACTTCTTCTTCAAACGCTCTGTCTGAAGATTCAGTCTCATATATTTCGGCATGTTCGTTGTCATACCTATCGTACTCCAAACCAAATAGAGCGTTTAATCCAGGCTCTAATTCTTTAAGGAGTTGGGATCTTGCAATAGCCATATCAATATCTCCTTATAGACCAGTTGAATCAAGATGAAAAGGTAATGTCAGTTTAACTAAAAAACGAACTCCTGCTGCTGTAACATCTATATCATTGTAACTGTCTTTAAGACCAATGATACGAAAATTATCAGTAGCTGTCGTTGCTCCTGCTGTTGTAACAGAAAGTTCTCCAGTGGAGATATTACTGTTTCCAGTAGTTGAGCCAAAACCAGCACCTTCACCGTTGGAATGAACCAACGCTTGAGCAGTAGCTATGTTTGTTAAAGTAGCGTCACCTTGGATTTCGTAGACCTGAAAAGGGTTGTCATAAAGAAATACAGTAGCTTCTGTACTAGATTTTATGGCTGCTGTTCCAGGGTAGTAGTTGTTATATACAGGTTTTCCTGTAAGATCGATGTACTCACATCCCGCCATAACACCTAAAATTGCTACACTTCCTCCATCAGCAGCACCTACATCTACAAGTCCGTTAGTCAACGGGATAACCATGTCACCTTGATAGATGAGACTTGATGATCCAGCCGTTGCTGATACTTGTACCTTGTAAGGAGTTAATCCACTGTTGTTTGGTGCAGAACCCAAGAGGTTATAAGGACGAAGTCCGAAAGGGGCATCTATATTAGCCATTTCTTATTTCCTTCTCTAAAAGTTAATCGGAAGCATTTTTGCCACCGAAAGTTACACGACTTTGCCTTTCTGGCTTCAGAATAGGCATACTAGGGTGTTGCTCCCTCATCATATCGTTGTCGACAGCTTTTTGTTGGTCTCTAGTAAGACCTTTAAAATATTCTTGTCGTTCAGCTTTCGACTCTAAAGGGAACCTTGCGAGTATTAAGCCACCCACTCCTATGACGCCAGAATGTTTTCCATCCTGAATTGTAGGAGCTTCAAAATCGGGGTACTCGTCTGCACGAACTAATTCAAAGCCTTCGCGGAGCCTTGCAGATAGATTTTTCTTATCATCAAATCCCATGATTGATTCACGGATCCAACGATGAGTATAACCTTCTGGGGGAGGGGGAGCGTCTAGTGTTGACGGTGGGGTCCACGGTTTCCTGCGTGTTTCTGTTTCACGAGTCTTTGTGGTGCGTGATATACGATCAGCCATTTGGTTTATCCTTCACGTTGTTGCAAATTCATAAGTTGCTTTGCATACGCTTCGTAGCTTACACCAAGTTTGTCAGCAATAGCAACCTGTGATTTTGAAAGTTTGATTTTTCCTTTAGAAACAGTTCCACTAGAACGTGAAACTCCTGCTACGGGAGGTCTTTGATTAGTCCCTTTTTGAGAGGCTTTTTCAAATTTATGTGGGAACTCTGTCCTCATTCTATTATCTATCTCAGTATAATACTCTTCTGAGTTAGCAATAAATCCTTCTTTTTCTACTATTTGTTTATGTATACTAAACGCTGTTAACGTCATAGGCTCATTATCTCCAAACCATGCGTTTTCAGAAGCCCACTTTTCAGCTCTTGGATCAGGTGGTGCTTTTTGTTGGTATTGTTGTTGAGGAGGATTCTTTTTAGCTTCTTCTACAGCTTTCAGTCTTGTTTCTTGCTCTTGCTTAACAACTGTTAAACGCTCCGCTTCCACAGCAAGTTTAGCTAAACCTTTTTGTGCCTCTACTTGGGATTCAACATCACCATTGTTTATAGCATCTTGTAATTTTCTTTTTAAAGTCTCTTCTTCACTTGTGACTCTTGTATCATACTCTTTTATGTAAGAACTATCCACTTGATTAGTTCTTTCAGTTAAATCTTCATTAGTTTTTTGTAGAGCTTGGGCATACTCTGTTGCTGCCTTTTCTCTTCTTTCAGACTCTCTTAGTTTCCAAGTCATCCGCTCGATACGTTCTTTTACTTTTTTGCCGTACCCTTCAAGACTATCTTCCTCATCAGTGGTAACCGTCGTTGAGTCTTTTGCATTAACTTGTTCTTCATCTTCTTCTATTTCTACTTCAAATAAATCTTCTTGTGCTTTTTCTTGTGTGTCTGCCATGTTCTTCCCCTATATATGTAAAATGTCTGCAGGATCATTGATTTTAGCTAATACTTCATCATCGTTTAGAAGTCTAACTTCGCCACCTTCTATTTTAAAACGGCTTCCTGCATACCGACCGAAAATAACCCAGTCTTGTTCTTTACACCATGCACCACTTTCACCAAATTTATCTTGGTCTTTGTAAGCAAGTGGTCCAACTTTAAGCACTAAAGCACAAACAGTAGCAAGAGCTTCTCTTTCCACGGCTGCGTCAGGTATAAAAACGCCTCCTTCAGTTCTACCTTTTCCTCGGTATGGCAGAACTAATATTCTCCAACCTGTAGGCTCTGGTAACTTTTCTAAAGTAGGTATGTCTTGGGTTTCATTTTCTTGGGGTTCTTGGGGAGTACTGGCGAATCGCCTCGGGACTATTAATTTACTCATGTTCCACCTTTTTTTGCAGGTCTTTTAATTCCTGTTGTAAATATTCAATTTCTGCAAATCTTCCTCGCAGTTCCTTGAATGCAATAAAGTCTTCTACAATCCCATTCGTTATTTGAGTCTGTAGATGTTCCTTTCGTTGTTTTAATATATTACTGAGTTTTTCAATAATGTAAAGCTGCATCTTACATTTTATCCTATTTTGTTAAACCTTTTTGTTTCTCATATGTTCTTAAGCCTCCTAAACCAAGCATACCCATCAAAACAGTCATTAAACTACCCATATCAAACGTAGGTAACTCGGGTATTTGAAGAGCTAGATAAGCACATACAAAAATTGTAATCGGTTGTAACACAAAATGCCAACATAAAGCTATCCCACAAGTCCACCCTATAAACGGTCGCCAACCTGCGACGAATATAGATTTATGCTGTGCCTCTGCTTTATTTATTTCTATTTGACCTTTGGCAAGCTCTTGTGCATGACTCTCTGCCATAGTGGCTACTTCATGTGCCAGCTTGTTCTTCATGTCTTTGTCTTCTATAAACTTTCCAAGAAGATTTGATACTGGTCCTATTAACGCTGTGAGCATTTACATTCCTTCCCTTTAAACCTGCTATCTATCCATACTTTGCCGTAATATAGAATAAACAACCAACCTGTAAATAAAACACCTTCTATGTAGCTTAGATCATTCCAAGCGTCTAACACCATGTTTTCCATTACTTGGTCTCCTTTTTCTTTGTTTTTATATCTTTAAAATGAAAAAGTTTTTTACTACTAGCGGTATGAGTTGCACCAGTATGCAATGCTCCGTCTTTCATCTTATGAGTCTTACCCTTAAACTCAGTTCCAT